TGGTATGTCAATATCAGTGAACGGCGCTGACAAGGATGATACTGATATGTCAACACAGTTCATATGGGTAGAGGAGAACCAGGGACAGATACCGTTCCGTGACTGGCAGATTGCACACTTCAGGCTTCTCACCAACTCACTATACCTTCCATATGGTGTATCGTATTTGAATGCAGCACGTAGGCATTGGAGGATGCTTTCACTTATGGAGGACATGATGTTGATATATCGTCTTGAACGCTCAATTGAAAGGCGCGTGTACAAGATTTTCGTTGGTGCTATCGACGATGCCGATGTTCCAGCATACGTGGAGCAGATTGCGAACGAGTTCAAGAGAACACCAATCATAGACCCTATAACTGGACAGGTTGACCTCAGGAAGAACATATTGTCAGTTGACCAGGACATATTCATCCCAGTGAGAGATGAGTCTGCACCTACCCCTATTGACACGTTGTCTGCCGCACAGAACATGACGGCATTGGACGATATCAAGTTCGTACAGGGTAAAGTGCTCACGGCGCTTAGAATACCTAGGACGTTCCTTAACTTCGACGAGGCGGCTGGAGAGGGAAAGAACCTTGCGCTTATGGACATCAGGTTCACAAGGACTGTTAACAGGATTCAGCAGGCATTCCTTATGGAACTGACAAAGGTTGCAACGATACACCTTTTCCTTCTTGGATTTGAGGATGAATTGACCAATTTCACATTGTCGATGAACAACCCGTCAACACAGGCAGAACAGCTTGAGATTGAGAATATGCAGAAGAAGATTGATGCTGTGAGAGATGCTGTTTCTGACCCTGGTAATGGCTTACCAGTCATGTCTCAGACTCGTGCTTTGAAGCAGATTATGAAATGGTCTGACAAGGAAATCAAGGAGAACCTTGAGGAGATACGTCTTGAGAAGGGTATCTCAGCTGAACTTGAGAAAACTGCACAGATTATCAAGAAAACTGGAATCTTCGACACCGTTGACAGAATCTACGGAGAACCTGGAGCCGAATACGCCGATGACCAACAGGGCGGAATGCCTGGTCAGGACGGCGGCGCTGGCGGCGGAATGGGTGGAGGAATGGGAGCACCCCCACCACCAGCAGGAGGCGATGTTGACTTCGGAAGCGAGATGGACGGTCTTGGAGCACCTGGGGCTGATGACACTGGCGATATGTCAGGACAGGAAGGCTCGATGCCTACTGGGGATTTGGGCGGCGAAGGAGCACCACCGATGGAATCCGTCAGCAGGAAAGGCAAGAAGGTCATTACCGAGCAGAACAACCTTTTCGAGCAGTACCTTGCATCCCTTACAGGTAACACGCACGTTCCAAAGGAGACGAAATACGAAAGAGCTAAGGTATACGACAGTGACTCATTGTTGATTAATGAGGAGTTCGACAAGATGATTGATGCTCTTGGCAAATTTGTCGATGACGAAGATGATAAATAAGATAAAGGCGTGGCGTTTGTCACGCTTTTTTCTTTTAAAGAGATATTTATAAGAAAAAATGTAAACATATATGAATACTAAGAAATACGATAAGGAGTTTTCAAACTACCTGGGCATAATGAGTGAGGCCTTGAAGAGGGGCAACTTCGATGCATACGACACTGCGAAGGGTATGCTTGAGGAGTCAATAGAGGAATGCAGACACGAGAACGAACTTGCAGCGCAGCTTAACACCAATAACTTTGGCGTTCTTAACCACATATTCGAGGAGAGACTTCCAGAGTTGTTCAAGAACAACAAGAAGGCTGTTCGTGAAGTGATTAAACTCATAAAAGAGGACAAGAACCTTTCAGCACAGTTTGATTTCTATAACAACATCAGAAACTACAAGGGAAAAATTACAGAGATAATTGACCCAGTAGGATACTTATCACATTTCAATGCCGTTGTAGAGAAATACAACTTGATTGACAAGGATACAATCATAGAATCAAACAAGAAGTTTAGGAAGGTATTGAAAGAGAATAACGTCGTTCCTACTGAGTTCATTGATGAGGAATATATGAAGTTGTATAGTGCTGGTCATAACATTCTAACTAAGAAGCAGTCTCTCAAGAATATGGTAACACTTACAGAGAGTATTAATTCTGTTGAGAATTATATGAACAAGCACAAGAATGACATTGTCAAAGAACAGGTTGACCCAGACAAACTTATAAAAGAGTTTAAGGAAAGACTGAAGGAAACACTTACTGAATCAGAGATGTCCTTCGTGCAAGAGATTACCGACTGGAGGAGTCCTATTGCAGAGCAGAGGAAGGAAAAGCTGTTCAACAAGTTCAAGAACGAGTGCATCGATAAGGTTAACGAGATGCTGAAGGAGGACGCTGGAAATGTTGAACTTGAGGGGCTTAAGAAACAGCTTGAGGAACAGAAATTCAACAAGGACTCGATAGTACAGGATATAGCAAAGTTATTGGAGATAAGGGATATCTTGTTGGATAAATAATAAATTAAATGGAGGTAGAATACAATCTATCTCCATTTTTATTGTGCTAAAATTTGTTTTTTTAATTTTTTTTATATATCTTTGCAAATATTTATATTTAAGGGAAAATTTTTGTATTATGAGAAAAGTATTATTTTTAATGATGACAACCTTGCTATTGGCAGGGTGCATCAAGCACGAGATGCCAGACTATCAATCCAACAAACAGAAGATTGATAACAACGTCGAAGCAATCTTTGGCACCAAGTTCGACCCAAACCACGACTGGTGCGTTACTTCTTCTGGTGAGGTGAAAATCACTGGAATACCCTCTGGTATTGACAAAGTACAATTGTCAGTCTTCATTGAGGAACCTGATACCACAACTTCTATGTTGGTGCTTAACGAGGCTGAAGTGAATGGTAAGTCAACCGTATCTTTGAAATATGATGCCCCAAGCGACAATCTTGGGCTATTCGTTTCATTCATATCTGCAACGTCATTCAAGATGGTTCAGGTAAATGGCAACGTGGTTGATTTCAGCGAAAAGGCTGCTACCAGGAACACGTATACTGACTATGCCATACCTTCCGTTACCCCAGTCATTTCGTCAGAGGTAACTGAGTCGTTTGCAAGTCAGAGGGGATGGATTCCTGGACAGGTGCTGTATGAACCTGAGAACATCGCTTCATTGACTATGTCCGCACAGGACTATTCCGACGCTTATAAGACGGTGTTCAGGAGCATTATATTCTCCTATTTCAAGAACGGAAGGGCTTACAATAACCTTCCTCTCATCAAGGAGAGTGGCATATACAATGACAACGCATATCCGTTCACTACAGGAAAAGAACCAATCGTCGTATCTCCAGTATACAAGAGCGACAAGGCTGATAAATATGGCAATGAGATATGGAACTCAGACCTGTACTACTATTACTACAAGGAGACTGATGCTGCTGGAAAAGATATGGTACAATTCCTTGATGCACTGCCTAAGTATAAGGCTATAGTATTCAAGAATCATTTCGGTGAGTTTGAAGATGATGTAATAAGCAAGAGGAACGCATATTGTCTAATCTATTGGGGTGATGGTACACCAACACCAGGTGTTACAACTGGTTCTTTCATATTCCCTGAGGGATATAAGATTGGATTTATGGTAAGGGCTAAGACTGAGTTTGCTGAACCAGTAGGTTCACCTAACGCAAAACCCAGGAAACAAGGAGAGCTTTATGCAGACGGTAGGCTCAACTACAAGATTAATTCTTGGGAGAATTTCAAGAGTTCTAAGCTTGCTAGCGACGCACCGAGAGCTGGCTGGATTACTGTTAATGACCGTATGCTGCTTTGCTTTGAGTCTGGTACTGATAGTGACTTCAACGACATCATATTCGAAGTAGAGGGTGGCGTGAAGCCAATCATCAACATACCAGAGTTTGACAATAATGAATATACGTTCTGCTTCGAGGACACGGAACTTGGTGACTATGATATGAACGATGTCGTTATAAAGGCAAAGAGACTTAGTGAGACATCTGTGGAGTATCGTGTGGTTGCTTGTGGCGCATATGACGAGTTGAAAATAATGAACATTGAAGGGCGTGTCATAAACAGCAATACTGAGGTACACGCATTGTTCGGGTTCGGTCTTGAGTATATCAATACGGATAGCAAGAATGCAGAGCCAGTTGTAGATGTCATTAACGTTCCTAAGTCATTCAGTTTCCTTGATGAAGCAACGCAGCCTTACATATACGATATGACAACTGACACTACAGTTAAGTTGGCGAAGAAGGGTGAGGACCCACACGGTATTATGATACCTTATGACTTCAAGTATCCTAAGGAAAAGATATGCATCAAATATGCATATGGAGAATTTAATTCCTGGGGAGAGAACAGGATAACAAGCACATACTGGTACAAACACCCAGTTGAAGGTCTTGTATTTGAGTAAAATAATAAATGCAGTCAGAAATGGCTGCATTTTTCTTTTCCACACGCCCTTGATTTTCCAATACATTTCGTTATATTTTATTTGTAAATATTTTTCATATGAAGCGTTTAAACAAGGAATATAAGTTGGATGTTTCCAAGGACGTGCTGTTGAAGTACGGCAGCGTAAACAAGGACAACCCTCAGGTCATATATGTATCTGGCAAGTGCTGGATAAGTCCGACAAGGGAGATGGACTACGACAAAGTTATCACCGACATTGAGTCAGATATGAGGAAGAACATAAGGAAGGTTTTCATTGACGGAGAGAATTTCGAGAACAGGTTCATACTTGATTTCGATGTCAGCACTGACGGGTTGTTCCCAAATAGGAAGAAATTCCTGTCATTCGACTTCTACCTGAGACAAAAGGAGAGAAACAAGAAGAAATTGTCTGACATAAAGGAATTCATAAACGACAAGGTAAGATATGTGTCTAATGAAATGGTATTTTCCTTCAAAGAAAATGCGTTTACCGTACAAAAATCAAAATGATGATATATTTATATTAAAATAAAATTATTATGAGCAAGACAATTATATTATCGGAAGAGAAATTCAATAGGATTATTAGAAAGACTTTAAAGGAAGAGGATGTTTACAACAACTATGAGGCGTTTAAGAGCCAACTCGATGGTGATGATGATGGTACATCTGAGCATAATGTAAGTACTGCTGGCGAACCAGAGGACGAAACAAATTATGGCCCTAATGAAGGACTTAATGACGTTATAAATCAAGAATTACCATAAAGATAAAAGCGAGGCGTTTACCTCGCTTTTTTTTATGAATTCAATATACTCTTAATTTTATTTATTTTTTCATTAACTATAATATTCTCTTTATTATAAATGTCAAGAAATATTTTCTTTTTGGTTAGTTCTATATCTTTTTCATTAATAACATAGAATAACTTTACACCATTTTCATTGCATAAATTGTTTTTTGTAATGTCTCTAATTATTCTTATTCTTAAACCGTTTT